GTTCTGGTGTATCAGCAGGACACAATGAAACTCCAAGGGAATTTCCTAGTGTGCCTGGGAATTTGGAAGCCCAAAAGCGGTTAGGTGTACTATCTAAGTTTCCACCTTGGTCTGGGTCTAAGTCTATGTAAGCATCAGCGTTTTTAATTAAACGGCCTGCTCCATCAGTCGTAGCGTTCATTGCGTCATCAGCTACGACTCTGACTAATCTTAGGTTGTTACTGTAGCTCAGAAAGTTGGCTGCACAGTAGTAATGAACGTAGGTATCTTCGTTAGGTGCACCAAATCTCGCTTTAAGATTCGGTTCGGATGTAACCAACGTGATTTCATCCGCTGGTCCCCAAACATACTGGCCAACTGAAGCAGCAATACTCGTCGCTACAGCAGGTGTTCCAGTTGTAAGATCAATCTCCCTAACAGAGACGCCTGGACTTATTGGAAATGCCATTTTACTCCTTTAGTTAACAATCGTCAGCAGTTGCGTATGTAAAAGTATTTAGTGAAATTTGACTTTTAGGACAACCACGTATCATCACCATCTCTCGCCACCATTGTTGGTGGTTCCTTATAGTCATACTCTGTAATACCATCATCAAAAAATCCAAACGGAGTCAGGTCTTCCCATGTGTCTTGGTCTACATCCTGAAGAAATTCGTTCCGTAAAGATACCTCAATGAGGTCTTCGAAATATTGTTGAGATGAAAGCCATCCAAATAACAGACAACACATAACTAGGTCATCGTTATTGCCTGGCTGAGCCTCCCAACTTTTTCCTTTTTGACAGAAAGCGTAGAGTTCTTGTATTAAATCTACATCCTTGATTATGACTTTATCCTGTTCTACCATATTTTTGAACATATTTGCTCCTATGTTCTTAGTGATAATGGTTGTCCTCAGGCCCATTGAAGCCTGTTTGGAAAAACCAGCGGATATTACAATACCTTCACGGCCATTGTGTCTTGTCATAATCATATTCTCATATCCTAAGTCTGTCCTTAGAATATGACCTACTTGAGCCCCTACATCGTTAGTTTCCACTAATACGTGGGCATCATTGTACTGTTTTGCTACTTGGTGAATGAAATTCGGAAAAACCAGAGGTGTGACAGTATTATCTTTGAATTTAGCTACCATCATTGCTGGATATTGTGATACATTCCAAACTGTCATCGCAGAGTAGTCTTTACCCTTTCCGTGGGCTACATCAGCAGTCAAGCAATACTGTTGATTGTATTTTGGTTCCTCAAAGATATCCAAACCATTTTTCGAAAATATTGGTTCAGACCATCTCATCATAGTTAGTTTGTCTGCGGAAATAAGAGTATCAGCCGAGCCGATGAACTCAGTCTCAAACTCCTGTCTAAACTGTTCTACAGAGGTGTTTCGTATCTGTTTCTTCTTCCATTTTTCATCTCTCTTTGGGACCTCAGACCAATGAACCTCAATGGGTTGAAAATCTGATTTTCCGTCTATTGAGTCTGTCCACATCTTGTAGAAATGGTTCATACCGTATGGGGTAGAAACTACAATCATTTTAGTGTCTGAACCAGAAGTAATCGTAGGATATACTGAACGGAAGAAGTCTTCTGCTATATGGGATTCAACAAAAGCAAACTCATCAAGAAAAACAAGGTTAAAAGAACTACCACGTATGGCAGAGGAGGAAGTAGAGGAGCTGAGGATAGAAGAACCATTCTCCAGCTCAAACGAACCTTTGTTCCATACTCCAACACCCTGTTGAATCCATTGGGGAAGGTGTTCGTAAGCAAGTTGCATACGTTGTAATAACTCACGAGAAGTCGCTGCTTTATTCGCGAGTAATGCAACCTTCTTAGACTCGTTGAATAGTAAATACCAGAGTATGTATGAAATAACTGTGACGGACTTTCCAGACTGTCTCCCCACTTTACAAATCGTGAAACGATTTGAGTTGAAAGTTTGGACCATCTTTTTCTGAAAGTCGTATAACTTGAATGGAACCAGACCTTTGTCCAGTGATACAATTTTGACATAAGATCGTATGAAGTGTTCAGGGTCTTCCGCACATTTGATATATTCCTTAATCTGGGCGGCAGTGAACTCTTGTTCCTGAAACTTAGCCTTTATCAGAGGGTTCGATATGTACGCTCGTTGACTCATCTTCAAATTCTCCAGATTTTATCGCTTTAAGTAAGTCCGCAGTGGAACCTACCATTACATTATTTTGTACGTTGGTTTGGTTGTTTATTGGTTGCCCCTTTATTTTTTGAACCTTATGATGGAGGTCAACCAAGCTCCCTTGAGCCTCGGTGTATTGTTTGAAAAGTTGTCCAAAAACTTCAAACGCTCTAGGATGACCAGACGCTTTAGCAAGTTCTAATGCTTCCTGCATCGCTTCGGCGCCCATTTCGACACCTTGGTATATATTTTCTCTTGCATATTCAAAGTCCGTGTCAAGGTTAGCACTATCAACTCTTTTGGTTACCGTAGAGGGTGGTTGGACTTCTGGAACTTCTTCTAATGCAAACTCATTTCTTAGTTCTATTTCGTTCATTTTCAAATTCTTTTAAGATTTCAATTAGTCTAGTTACCTGTTTCTCTGTGAGTTGTCTTAAGAGACCTATACCTGCCCCATCGAAACCCATCTTGTAAAGTTCACCGTGACCAATACCCATTACAACATCTTTTCTGGTGTCATCTTTATTTCTTGGTCTTCCCCTGTTGGTGGTACGAATACTCCCTTTCCTTGTTGTTTACCAATCGCGTTCATTATATCTACCTGACATACAGCATTCGTCTTAGCCCAGTATTTTACCTGTTCTTCTTGTGCTACGGTATCATTGTCAGTGTAAACAGCCTTTATTACTGGCTGTTCGATATCTCTGCGGGTTGTGTCTGTAACACAGTCACATATCAAGAAAGCAATTTGTGGTGGAAATTGTCGTGCTGTTTGATGACCTTGCATACAACTCTGCCACATATTGCGGACATCTATTGTGGGATAAGTTCCAGTAAAAACTTGATTTGGGCTCTTTATTACCAATTTCGTCTTAGCACATCCTACTATAAACACCAGTCCAATGGCGAATAAAAATATTTTTTTCATAAATTCCTTAACTAGGCGGTGGGATCGCAATCCCTTCATCATCAACCCAAAATGGAGACCAAGGTGATTCAGGACCATATCTGGAAATATCCGTAGTAAATGTGTATTCATCGAATGAGGTAGCTGAATTAGGATTTGGTGTAACTACTATTTTAGCGTGAGCACTTGGGTCTTCTTCTTTCATATCACCAAATGTTCTTACCATTACTTCTTTAATAGCATCACCGTCTGTTCCAGCGTCATGCGTTCCTGCAAAGAAATAAGCTCTCATCGTAAAACCCATTGTCCATACCATGACTCTTACACCATCAGCGGTTTGTTCGTAAGAATCGTCCATTTGTATTGAGTCTAGATTTAGTGGTATGTCGAGTGACAGCCCTTCCAAGGCTGGGTCTGCGGATTTGAGTAATCTCAATGAAGCCGTAAAGTCAGGATGAAAATTGGGAATTATCTGCTCGACTATTTGTGCTCCGTCCTCCGTTGTTTTTGTCCAAATGTGGAGTTCAAAGCTAATATCATAAGGAATATGCATAGGAACTTTTATTGTATTTCCTGTACTGTTCCTACCTCTAAAACTATTCAGAGGATTTAGTTTTCTTGACAGGTCGTATGTAAACCCATTAATAAGGAAACCCATTCTTGGTAGAACGACATTTGGTTTCCTGTCTAGGGTTGCATCACCTAAAATTCTTTGTCTGTAGTAGTCTCTACTCGCGTATGTCAAGGGCACGCGAAAACGAGAGACAATGTTACTATCGGTGTCAAACCGTCTGCATTCTATATTATTGAACAGTGTCCCAAAGTAGGCGACATAAGTTCTAATAAATCTGTGATAAAAGTAGCTTCCAAACATTAGAATTTTCCGTCGCTGAATGGGTCGATTTCAGAAAAGTCAATAAACGATTCTGTGGTCGTAGTTGATGTATTCGTTACTGGGTCGTATGTGGTTTCAGCTTCTCCGTCAGACGCTACTGTCTCAAACTCGTCATTCTGTGCTAATACATCAGCAGGTGTGTCAAGCTCTTCGATTGGAACTGTGGCAGCAAGAGCTGGGTCGATACCCATAAACGAGCCGCCTGGGATAAAGGTTAACCTTCTAAACCCTGAACTTGTAGTAGAGGTCACGGTAAACGTGTCAATAGTATCTTCAGTTGTTAAAAATCCATCGCTATCTTCCATTTCCAAATGGACATCTATCGTTGATGCTCCAAGGTTTTTCTCACTTCCGACAACAACATCGTTCGCTGAGAATCCTCCTCTAAGTGGTACGACAACCAGTTTACCACTGGAAATATCATGAGACAAAACACGAGCATTAGGAGACAAAGTATTATGATCGTCAACACCAAGTGCGCTTGTCTTGTAAATGAGTTCACCTCTTGAGAATTCTCCATAACCCTCGACTGTGGATAAATAACACTCAACTCGTCCTTGAGCGTGCTGGTCTTCCAGAACATCAATTTCTGGAATCCCTGTGTTAAATATTTCATTACTATACTCCAATAAATCACATACCATTTGATACTGAGGTATGATTCCGCCTGGATAAAACGGTGTTTCATGTTCAACGAAAGTTATCTGGAATAGTTTCTTATTAAAAGGAAAGTAAACCAAATCCCCTTCGAATGGTCGTGCCCTGAGTGAGGCTTGTGACCCTGTTTCCAGAGCTTGTGTATCCCCATCCTCAAAGACAATTCTATCGGATGTGGAGCCAAACGAGTTGAACTCCATTAAAAATGTATCGTAGTTGGTTTGTCCTAAACCATACCCAGCACCAACCGTATCGTAGGAAATCCCTTCCCACGTTTTGCGGGACATAGTAATTCTCATTCGGTCTTTTATCTCTAGACCAAATTTTGAGTAAAACTCTCCCTCGCCTTCAAAAC